ATTTTTAATTTTCTCACGGGTAATTCCACTGAGTATATTAACTCAAAAGACTTTCTTCTTGATTCTCTGTTTTGTGAATGGGCCTATATTCTGAACTTCGATGAAGAATTATTTGAAGTGTATAAGGGATTTAACCAGAGCCAACAAATCGACAAAGGAAGATATGCAGCCACCAAATCTCCAGTTGATGACGATTATTATGGAGTGACCATATACGACAGAGTTCCGTTCGCGAACCTGCTGCCGTCAAGATGGGCAAAATTTCTCCCTGTCACTGACACAAGAGTAGAGAATTATTTCAATAATCTCGAAAAAAGACCATCCTTTTTGGGTCTCATTGGCGACTGAAAAATATGACAGAATTTGAAAAATTCTCCAGAATTCAAGAAATTGTTTCGGCTGCTGTGCCACTGAAAATTCGTTGGGATTCGCGCCGAAAGGACAAGTATCCAAGTGGCTATTATTTCTACGACCCTCAACGAATCCACATCTATTCGACGGCTGAACGAAATAACGAACAAAATATTTCAATGGTGGCATCCATGATCCTACATGAATATGCTCACTATATTTTTGATATTGTGGAGACCGAACTAGAATTTAGTAATGACCACGAATTCGAATATCATATTTGGAAAATCGCTGAGTATCTAGTCTCCCCGAAATTACTTCCGCGCACATTTTATTCGTTTGCAAATTTTTGTTTGGGGACATACTATGAATAAACTTCATGACCATCTGATCAAAAAGGGAATATTCAACAGAATTGATAACGAAAGATATGAATTCTGTGGTCAATTAGATTTTGATCAAGAAACAGAAAATCTGTGTTTTTCTTTTGGTCTTTTGAATATTTGTCAATCTATTAGAATGAATTGTAATGGTTCTGCCGACGATATGACAGACTTGGAAATTGTATTTTTGTTACGCTATTTACAATTCCGGCTTCGTCACTGGGGGCCAACGGTTTCCCAATATGACGGAATTGTCAAGGATTTAATCAAATGTGTGTGCCGTGAAGTATTGAACTCACATAGATACCAGAAGTGGATTGTTCCGCGTTTTTTTCCGAGTGAATAAAAAGGAGAAGGCCGGGACAATTCAAGTTCCCGGCCTTCGGTGTTTAATGGTGTCTCTTCGGACACCTGAATTACAGAATGTTGCTGATAAGCACTCGGCGGTAGTAGAAGTTGCTATTTGCAGCCAGAGTTGTTCCGTCTCCATTGAGAGGGTTGGCAACCATACCGTAACGAGTCTTAAATCCCATCACTGGAGTAAAGTTCGTTGGGTCAACTGCATTCAACTTCACTAGTGGCTGGTAAGGACAGTAGAATAATCCGGCATCAAGGGCATTAGAACCCTTATAGCCAACGACCATAATGTCCGTCCAAGTCGCATCGCCAGACGAGAAGTAAGGGTCAACATAAACCTTGTATTTCTTATTCAGAATACCAGCAAATGTATTTCCTGTGTCGTCAACAGTCAGATCAGTAGAAAGAGCAGGAGCATAGTCTAGCTGTCCAGACATTGCCAGAGCAGTAGCCACATCTGCGGAACAGATGATAATATTTCCCTTTCCTCTACGAGTCGTCTTCGCGACCTGATGGGCCTCGGATTCAACATAGAAGTGAAGACCCTTGAATCTTTCCACCGACCAACGTCCATCGGTATCCACATCAAGGTCAATACCACCAGCATTTGCTGTACGAGACTGCGCCCCGAACTTAGCAATTTTATAAATGGTACGAATAACTTCACGGTTAATTTCGGACAGCAATTCAGTATTCAGAATGTCACTGATTACTGTATCAGCATCCTGCTTGTGAACTGCTTTCATGTCCTGCGCCAGTTCCAAGCTGAAGTCAGCGGACAGACCACGAGTTTTTGCCTCAACGGTTACTTTCTCAATAGTCACACCCATCTTATTCAGAGCAGCACCTTCCAACGAAGCGGTTGCGGCAGCAACGCCAAACGACGCCAATGCGCCAGTTGCCCCACCAATACCGGAAGGAATGATATCGGCACCATGAGTACCAGTTCCAGACCATGCGGTATTTGCTTCATTGTACAGAGCCTCAGTTGCAGACAGAGGACCGGTTGCTCCGGTTCCGTACTTTGCTCTCATGGCAAAGACGATACCATTCGGAAGATCCATGGGCTGAACACCACAAACGTCATAGGCCATCAGATTTGGAGCCATACGCCGAATTAGCTGAATTAGCACCGGATCATATTTCGAAACATTAGCAGTGACGTTAGCAGGAGCCGATTCTGCAAGCACCTGATTTTCACGCTGATTACACTTGTCTTGATTTTCCAGAAGAATGGCAGTACATTCCTTGCGGTACTGGTCCTTAATTTCAGGAAGTTCTTTCGCTTCCAGAATAGGTTGCCATTTCTTCAAAAGGTCTTTGATTTCCATATTAACTCCTTATATATTTTGTTGTTACAATATGTATCTTTATTTATAAAAATCCGTTTTTCTGAAAGAGGAAGAGATATTATTCTCTCTCCCCCTTGATGAATTTGGCGTACTTCGCAACTCTTGGATCGATTTCTTCGGCCTCGGTGATCGTCGAATCACCAGAGGTATTCAGGTCTTCTTCCTTCAGAATTGTCTTTTCTTTCTTAGAAGCAGAAGCCTCATCCGTCACAGATTCGATCAGAAGACCCAACTTTTCCTTGTATTCGTCCAGAGTTTCAAACTTGAAGTTTTCTTCTAGTTTCTGAATTTTCTCAATCTTGGACTTCGGAAGATCAGATGTGGCAAGCACAAACTCAATTCGAGCCTGTTCGACCAGAACTTTACGCTTCTCCTCTTCCAAGGATTCTCTCAATTGAACATTCTTTTCGATTGACTTATTCAGTTTTTCTTCCATGATATCGATTTTTTCGTTCAGCTTTTCAACAACGTCAACTGAATCGGGAACCTCAATTGCGTGTTCCTTGTAGAGATTCTTCAGGCCAACCATGAAGGATTCGACCAATTCGGTCTTGATTCCGTTCTCGACAGCCAGCTTGTTCTCCGTCATCCATTCCTCGGCAATATAGGAAAGGTAGGAATCCACGGCACTGACCATTGCCTCAGAAATAACTTCCTCTTCGTCCTCTTCTTCCTCAACATCAATAACGTCAACATCGGCTTCGGCAACCATCTCATCGCCTTCGACTGGAACCATTTCTTCTTCGGAACCCGGCTTACCCAATGCACGAGCAATGGCATTTGCGACCGTTTGATTGTTTGCAATCAGATCAAAAATAGTGAAAATGAACTGAAGGGCAATATCGTCCTGCTTGACATTCTTCGACTTATCCAACATTCTACGAAACGAAGTCTGAATGTCAGTAATAGTAACTTCTTCATTATCCTTGTCATAAGGACGAATAACTTTCAATAGTTCTGGATCTGTGCGAAGATTCTTCAGAAATTGACCAATCGCCTCTGTGGTATCGGGAACCAAATTCTCGTCGCCTTCGGCTTCGTCCAAGTCCAGTTCTTCTTCGCGCATGGCATTGACTTTTTCTGCAACGGCAGAGTCAAAACTCTCTTTAATGGCTTTCTTTGTTTCTGGGCTTAGATCCAGACCTTCAAAGATTTTTTCAATCGTTGAAATTTTCATGTTTAGATATCTCCTGTAATTTCCTTTTTGTATTTATAATAATTAGGATTTCGATAACCTTTCGATAAAATTAACAAAAACCTCTTTGTACTTTTCTTCCAAAAGATTCTTTGGAGTGTCATGGATCTCTTTCTTGTATTCGCCCATCACATAATGCCACTCACCATTTAGATCACAGTACCATTCCTTTGCATCTTCCATCACGGCCTCGACCCATGCTCCGGGGGCCGATGGCTCAAAGACAATATCGGCGGCGGTGATTAATTTGAAATCATTCTGGACAATCTGGACACCGCCCTCTTCCTGAATTGTTCCAAGACCGCGAGAAGACACTCCCAATTTTCCATCAATATCGATCAGGGCCTTGACGATTTTCCCCTTGTCGGTATCGGCCACAATTGCCTTTCCAATCCAGACATCTCCCTGTTGTTCCAGAGAAACAATTCGATGAGAAACTCTGTCAAAATTGATTGAAGGATCTGAACCAGTCGGGTGCATCAGTTCACCATAGGCACGAGAATCATCGATGCATTCCTTACGATATCTCTCAACTTCCTGTTCCACGACGGCCTTGGGATACTTTCGGCCATTTTTATTCTGGGCCTCGGCAACGATAAATGGTCCTTCAATGAAGTAATTTTTGGACGCAGAATCCTTGCTTACTTCAATTGATTCGGTGAGTAGCTGTCTTAGTAGTAGTGGCATTTTCTTATTTTTTGCTTGTATTATGATTGATAATATTCTGAATTTCCATTTTAATATCTTCGAAAGCATCATCAAGTTCCACCAATTTTGTGCCTTCTTTCCACATTCTATATGTTTCATCAACGAAAGCCTTTAAGTCTTCTAATTCTTGAATAATTTTTTCGGGTTTGGGGTTGGACTCTTCCAACTTGACTTTCTCGTATAGCTTTCTAAATTCTTTAATATTCACGTGTGATTACCTATAATTCGTCTTTTTGGTTTTCCAGCCAATAGATTCCAAAAAATTTTTAGAATTTGGTGTGGATAGAATCCAAGCAACCTCATTTTCACTATCGCCAGTATTCACCGAATACAGAAACTTTTTGGCATCTGGAGTCTTTTCTAATTCCATATCGGGCGACATTAGATCAGCATTCTTCATTGATCTTTCGAAAATTTCTTCAGTAATTCTCATAAAATTGGTTGGCTCTGATGCAACAATTTCTTCATCAGAAGCAACCAACCAAACGACCCTATCGTTTGCTGCCTCATCCAACTTAACTTTCTCGTATAGCTTTCTAAATTCTTTAATATTCATCGGTATAGTCCTTGTCTCTTTCCTCTTTTAATTGAAATCTTTCTCTTCAGTAAAATCCGGTTCATCTTCGCTGCCCGCTTACGGGTTGCCCGACGAGTACCAATTCTCCGTTTTCTTCGCTCGGTTGGATTCTGTCTTACGGATCTTCGACCGACCATTTTATAGCCCTTACGAGTTGACTTTAGTTTTTTTCTCTGAGTCTTACCTTTTCTAATTCGGTCAACTCGGACAACACCAGTACCAACCTTTACTCGGCGTTCGTTGATAATTTCTAGAGTTTCTTCCATATTAATATATTATTTATAATTATTCTCTTTTCCAATCTTCGGGCAATTTATCCAAAACTTTCCAAAAATTAGAAAGTTTTTGCTTCTGGATCTCTTCATTATCATCCTTTGAAACATAGTTTAATTCGATAGCAAGAGGTAAGATAGATTGAAATAACCAAGTTATATCAGATTTCTTTTCTGTCGTATCTTCTTTTTGAAAAGAATGTGACCAACCACATCTTCTCTTTTCGGAATTTTCTGGTTCACAAACAGGTTCTCCAAAAGTTAGACCGCTATCGGGGTTTGTTTCCGTCTTTTTCATTTGTGATATCATTTTTTCACAATTATTATCACATTGGATTATAATGACCTCCGCCGCGCACGGCAGGGTCAGGAGGAGGAGAATCAGGAGTTTGGTCATGGAAGTGTGCCTCCGACCGCGTTCACGCGCGGCTTGATGTACCGCTCATAAATCCGCCGATGCTCTCCGCTGTTCAGCGCACGATTGTGCTGCGAGTGCCACGACAGGATGCCGCTGTAGCCGCCCGCCGTGGTCAGAGGGAACTCGCGGGCGTCTTCGGTCTTTTGGTAGGCGGCAGGGGTGGAGCCGGAGTTGAGTTGGGCTCCCCAGAGCAGTAAGCCTTTGACGCCATCTCCAACAATGGCGCGGTCGTTGGCATCATCATCCTGAACATAGACGTGGCACTGAAAAACAGTCCCCACCAATGTGGATCGAATCGAAACTCGGTACCAACCGCCGCCAGCATCTTGAATGGTCGAGGCTGCACACGCGCCCATCGCCCCGGTGCCGCCGACCTGCCCGGTTGCTACGTTAAAGGTTGCGCCACACGTTCCGGAGGTTTGACCATATAGCCCCAACTGCACAAAATCGAACCCTGATGGCTTTGCGTACACCGAGAGCGTGTAAGTAATTCCGCTCACCATTGTGGGGTATTGTGTGGTCCGCAAAAACGTGAAAGAAGAATTTGGAGGAGTCACTTTATCTGCGGTATTTGTACCGTCGGGCGCAGTTTCCGAGTTTGGGCTGTAGGCCATTGACCCAGACCCATCTTGATAAGTCCATCCCCACGCCGCATTATCCAATCGCTCCGACCACCGAATCAGGTTCGTTTGCGGCACGCCATTCACATACCCGACGCCCGCCGAGTCAATACCGTAGCAGAACGAGGCGGAGCAGTTGATTGTCGTCCACGTTGCGGCTTTGGTGGGGAGGGTCGTTACGCGATCATCCACCCCATCAAACACCCACCCCGCCGCCGAAGGGGTCGGGTCGTTTGTGTCCGCGCCCGCAGCCGAGCCGCGTTGCAGGGCAGCGCCGCCTGGGACCATGTTGGGCACGCTCTGCAAATCCCCCGTCGCTATGTAGGGGAGGGGGGTGGTGCCGGAGTTGAGTTGGGCGCGGGCAACAAGAAACCCGCTTTCGCCATCGCCTTCATAACTCTCGTTGTATACGGTAGCGGTTTTAGCCACATACCAGACGTGCGCGGTGCTGGCCGCTTTCGCTTGATACGTAATCGTGCAGTCGTACCACCCGTCCCCCACGGCCACGATGCTTCCCGTCGGCGTGGGGGTTCCCGCTGGCCCGTGCGAAATTACACCCGCTACAAGGTTGAACTCCACACGGACGCCCGTTAGCCC